TTTCAATCAACCCCACAGCCAGGTTTCCTCTTCAGGACCTGGTTCGTTGCAAACGCTTCGTATCCGTACGAATTTTGTTTCGTGATAAGGGAATTTCCTATTAGGTTCAATATAACAGAAATATTATATTAAACCAGCACCGGAAACGGGAGAGCAAATATAGGATCTTAACAGAACCCAATTTAAGGGTGTTCACAATACTTCAAAAAGTATATGAGCAATCATAAAACAAAGGTATTATTATGGCTAAATCTGCTGATAAGTTACAACGTCCAGATGATTCTTCCAGAGCTAATCTCCTAAAAGAGGAGGAATGTTTTGAGAGAATCCTAGATATCGGAAAAGACACCGTTGGGAAAATCAAACCTGATTCCCCAGTGGAGTCAAACCAAAATCAAATTAGGTCTTTGAGAAAGACTTTAAAGTCTATCTCAGAGATTCAACGTGAATTTGGTGAACTCGTAATCTCAGGCAACAAAATTATAGCGGCTCAACGCCAGGAGAAGCCTAAACCAAAGCCCACTAATGGGCAATGGAGAAAGACTCCAAATGGTGTTTTCCTTTTTATGGATGGATGGGAACCCTATACAGGGGACGTATCCAAATTAGATCCTAAAAATGAACTAATTTAAACCATGAAAAGTAGTCGCCATAAAGCCACAAAATCTAGATTAAATAGAAATTTTAGGGTTAAGTTTTATATAAAACCTAATCCTAGGATATCTAAATTAATATCTAGTCTAAAGTTATCCATCCTTAATCCCGACTTATCTAAATCTATAAAGAAAAAGGTAAGGAGGAGATTAAAAGACTCTTTAATATTTGAGGAGAAAAACTATAAAGTATTTTCCGTCAAGTATCAAAAATTTATCTACTTCTCGCTCGGAGTGGACGTATCAAAACATCTCGGTTATATCATTAATCTGTGGAAAGAAATCTCCTTAGAGAATGGAACTACAGATGCCCTTAGATTGTTTAAACAACTTATGGACATCTATAATAAAATATCTCTAAGTCAAGACTTCGAATCCCCAGAGTTCCTTTCACTTAACTCGAGAGGAGAGCCTAAGATTTTAGGTCCTCTACTTGAACTAAGTAAAGGGACATTTAATGAAAGAAGAGCTGGTCTTAGCTGCATACAAATTATAAAATTAGTAAGAAGCTGGGACGACTCCTTTACAACTGAGACAATATCTAAATCTTGGATCATTCCAAAGGATGACCTTAATGACCGTATTGAAATAGGTAACTATTTTAATAAGGCTATTAAAGTATTCGGAGATAACCACTACGGAGTTGATTTACATAAACTCCGCAGATGTTATATCGAAACTCTTGAGGAAATGTTCCCTGAAAAAGAAATTCAGAAGAGATTCATACGCTTAAGAAAGTTATCTAGTATTTATGTCTCGGCCCGAGGAGGGCCGAATGGTCCATCTCTACTTACATGGGTTTTAGACCATGCAAGCATGAGTGGACTACAACATAAAACCAGATTATTCGAAAGCATCCAACTAATTTCTAACATGACGGATAATAAAATGCTCAAATTAATTTTAAAGAATTTTGAGGATGACCCATATGAATGGAGCAACTCCAAAAGTCCAAAATTAAAACCTATCAACTCGCGACTTTCCATTAAGGAAGAACCGTGGGCGAAGAGGAGAGTTTTTGCTATCTGTGATGCAATTTCACAATCAGCTCTAAAAGGACTTCATAGACTTATGTTTAAGTGGTTTGAGGCTCAATTAGAAGATGGTACTTTAAACCAAGACAGAGTTTCAGAAATAGTTAGAGAATGGACAATGGAAGAGGGTAATGGACCCGATTCCGCTGACCTTTCCGCAGCTACTGATTCTGCTCCGGTTGAAATCCAAAGTGAAATTGTTAAGAAACTTGTTGGTGGAGTCTACGCTAAACATTGGAAAATTATCTGCTCAGATAGAGAGTTTCAACTCCCTAACTCATCAGAAAATTTTATTCGATATGAGAGAGGACAACCAATGGGCTTATTAAGCTCATGGGCTATGCTCGCCACATGGAATCATGTTATGTGTAGAACTTCAATGAAGTATTCTGGAATTGAATACGATCCAAATAATCCAAGTTACGTAGTTATTGGCGATGATGTAGTCCTTAAAGACGAGAGGCTATTCCCTATTTATAAGGTTATGGTCTCTGGTCTTCAAGGAGTTGGTATTTCTCCTACTAAAGGTTATCATAGGATAAACTTTAATGGGAAAAACCCTATCATCGATGAGTTTGGTAATAGTAAACCAATGATCATTGCTGAAGTTGCAAAACGCATCTTCTGCGATGGTTACGAGTATACTGTTGTTCCTCCTGATGAAGTAAAAACTTCTCTAGAAGATCACTCTCAATTTACGGAACTTGTAAAGTCTCTTAAAATGAGACAATATCCGGTGGATACTCATTCGATTCCTACGATTCATGCTCTTTCCAAACTGTCTCGCGACAGTAAGAAAGCACTAGTATTAGCAACTATCCCAAATCCTGAGGCCCCAATTAGGGTAACCTCTAGCGATTTGGAAACGACTCTAAAAGATATAATTTGGTTCCAACCAAACTACGATCATAAACTTTTTGAAAAATTAATGATCAAGAATCTGAAGGAGTTACTAATACCAACTCTCAATTCCGTTCTAGGGGAACTAAATCATTGGATTACAGTCTCCTTGACCGGTGGAGAGATAAAAGTGAAAGCATGGCGTTATGAATCAGAAGCTCAAGGCTTAGTAATAAAACTTGCCGCTGACCACGTAATGAAATTGTTAGACACCTCTTTGTCTGAAAAGGCAGAGAGAGAAATATTCCCTGAAGGACAACCATTGCAATGGAGACCCTTCAAGAAATACATCTCCTCTTTTCAAACTATATTTGAGTTGGATCTTCTTCTTAAAAGAGAAAGACTCGATTCAATTAAGAAAGAAAAGAGAAAAGTCTTTACAAATACATTAGTAGCTAAAGTAGTTAAATTAGTCGTAAGCGATCTATCTAAAGAAATTTAGATGGACAACCTTTGCGCCAAGAAACCTCTTGTATACAGGTTATGTATACACCCGTAAGTTCATAATTACTTACAATTAAAGGTTATAATAATAACACTTTAATCGATGGGGAC